GTAGAAACATATTTACAGGCAAATGCTCGTGTACATAGAGCAGGGCAAAAGAACCCAAGCACGGTGATTCACTTACAAGGCTCACCTGTAGAGAAACGTATGTACAAGATGTTGCAGGAAAAAGTAGATGTGCATACAAAAATAGTTGACCTATACGGGGAACTACTTAGTTGACATTGTCAACTGTACGTATATAATGAAAAGAAACGATACAAAAAGGAGTTGTAAATGATACAAGAACTAAAATTACCAATGGGTCAAGCATACGGTGCTGAGCTTCACTGCCCACACTGCGGTGGAAACAACCTACACATTTCACGTATTGAAGTGCAGAGCTTTGAGCAAAGAATCGTTATAAACAACAGCGTTGCCCACGTGGAAGACAAAGTTGGCAAACCTAATGTACAAGTAACACCTAACGGTGATGATGGGTTAACAATCCGCCACTGGTGTGAACACTGTCCTGAGGAGCCAGTGCTTGCTTATTACTTTCACAAAGGTACTACATATTTGGAGTGGGTAAAATGAGTGACGCAAAAGCTGACAAGCTTGCTCTAGCATACATAAAGATGCGTGACAAGCGGAAAGAACTTCTTGCCGAGTACGAGAAGGCAGACGCAGAAATCCAAGTTCAAATGGACATGGTAGAAGCTGAGCTAACTAAGATGTGTCAAGAACTCGGTGCGGATAGCATCAAGACCCCGCATGGTACGGTGTACCGTAGTGTACGTACTAGCTACCAACCTAACGATTGGGACAGCATGTATAAGTTCATCATAGAACACAACGTGCCACAGATTCTACAACGACGTATTAGCACGACTAATATGAAACAGTTTTTGGATGAAAATCCAAACCTAATGCCGATTGGCATGAACATTGATAACAAGTACACAGTTACTGTAAGGAGAAGTAAATAATGGAAACAAGCCCATTGACAGTCGATGAGGTTGCGAAGATACTTCGTGTCTCACGTCAAACGATTTATGTGTTGTGCAGAGAAGGCAAACTACCGCATTTCAAAGTAGGCACTAAATTACGCTTCAAAAAATCAGACATAGAAGCGATTTGTAACACAGCATCAGTCACAACAAACTAAGGAGAAGTAAACATGGCAAACGATTTAAGCCTACTAAGTGGTAACCTACCCGCACACTTGCGTGGTCAATTAGATGAAACAACTAAAGCCCTTATGGGTAACGTTGGTGGCGAGAGCTCACCTGTTAAACGTATCTCAATCAAGGGTTCTGTATTCCGTATGATGGTTGCGGGTAAAGAAGTTGCTACGAACGAAGACCGTGCGATGAACGTAGTTATCGTAGCCGCTTCACCAAAAGTATCCCGTACGTTCTATGCCAAGACCTATGTAGAGGGCGAAGTAACTGCACCTGACTGCTGGTCTGCTGATGGCGAAGTGCCTAGCCCGAAGTCTGAGAACCCACAATCCAAGCGTTGCGTGGACTGCCCACAAAATGCCAAGGGTTCAGGTCAAGGTGATAGCCGTGCTTGCCGTTATAGTCAGCGTTTAGCGGTTGTATTAGCTAATGACGTTGGTGGTGAGATTCTTCAGTTAACGTTGCCAGCTTCATCTATTTTTGGTGCAGGCGAGCCAGGCAAATGGCCTTTGCAGACTTATGCCAAGATGATTGGTAGTAAGGGTGTGCCCATCACTGCGGTTGTAACTGAGATGCGTTTTGATACTGACAGCGCAACACCTAAGTTAGCTTTCAAACCAATACGTGTTTTGGATGCAGAAGAGCATGCGTTAGCAATTCAGCAAGGGCAATCTGCTTCGGCTAAGTCGGCTATTACTATGATGGTTGCAGAAGTAGACAATGCCAAGCCGCCTGCTAAGTTAGAAGTTAAAGCAGAAGCAAAGGTAGCGCCTGTAACTGTGGAAGTTGAAACAGTTGAAGAACCTACTAAGCGTACGGCAAAGAAAGAAGAAGCCCCTGCTCCTAAGAAAGACATCTCAAAGTTACTGACCGAATGGGATGACGCATAATGCCAAAGGGATATTCGCTTCTAATGGCGGATGAGATCAAGTCTGCCAACTCTCAGCTATTGGGAGTTCAACTAGGTAGGGTTTGTCTTAATAAGGATATACCCGTATCTGACGTAGCGAGTTTCTTTGGAGTAAGCAGAATGACTGTATATTCTTGGTTTCGAGGTAAATCTATAGTCTCTGGTAAACATGCTGAGAAGATGAAAAAACTAGTTGATAAATTAAAATAAGCTTATGAGGGGGGCTAGGTTAGCTACCGAAAAGAGTGTATGCCGTCACACTCCTGCCCATTCCTTTTTATAACAACAACGGCAAATATAGGACGGCTATGCTTTCAAAGACAGAGTTTCTCTCTTTAGTATTACCACCCCTACAGGAAGGGGAAAATTACTGCGTATGGGGTAACGATTCTCAAGGCAATATAAGACAGAAGTTTGTTAGCAGTATTGAAGAGATTAGTGCTAGAGCAGACAAGTTATTAGAAGATAACTACAACGCATTCTTTGCGCTGGCTAAGTTTGGTTCTGCCGATCAAGGGCGGTATGCAACCAATGCGCTAGAACTAAAATCTTTCTTTATTGATTTGGATTGTGGAGAAGACAAACCATACGCAACGCTAGACGATGGGCTAGTGGCATTACGGCAGTTCTGCAAGACTACAGGTTTACCCAAACCTACCATCATTCAGTCTGGGCGTGGGGCACACGTGTACTGGATTCTAGACAAGGCTATTACTAGACAGGAGTGGAAGCCCTTTGCTGAGCGACTCAAGGCTTTATCGGTAGAAAACAACTTCCATATTGACCCTGCTGTACCAGCCGATGCTGCTCGAATCTTACGGATTCCTGAAACGATGCATTTAAAGGACATACTGAATCCTTTACCAGTGCAGATTTTGTATGTGGCTCCAGCTCTATCACTTAGTACTATAGAGGGAATCCTAAAGCCAACGGACGACATCCTCAAGTCTATTGAGAAGTCTGAGTTCAAGCGCCCCATGGATGCGGTAACGATGGCACTAATTGGTAGCAGTCAGTCACGATTCAAGACCATCATGCTCAAATCTATTGAGGGTAGTGGGTGTAATCAACTGTTGCATATCTACGAGAATCAAACTACGATAGAGGAACCTCTTTGGCGAGCAGGGCTATCTATTGCCCATCAATGTGTAGACAGGGAAAAAGCGATTCATAACCTGTCTAAAAATCACCTTGAGTACAACGTACAAGATACTGATAAGAAAGCTAATGAGACCAAAGGCCCGTACACCTGTGAAACATTTAAGAAGCTAAACCCTAGCGGTTGCGGGCGCGAATGAGTGGAAAAAACAAGCGCGATATTCTATTCAATTTCCGAGGTTGTGCGGGATTGATTGAATAGCCTCCAACAGCGATGGTATGGGCTTGGTCTTACCCGCACACCAGCGACGCACCGTTCGCGGGGCGACCTTGAGATGCCTCGCTAACGGTGTCTGCCAGTGCTTACCCCATATCGGCTCACATATCTGTTGGAGGCGTTCGCGCATTATTATGCTTGCTCAATTGGTGGATTTTTCAGTTTCATGCCGACGGCGATAAACTTCAATTCATCGCCATAGTCATCAAACCGGCGCGGTTGTGGTTTCTTGTCTTTCATGGCTATCTGCCCTGCGACATATATGCGTCTGAAGGCGTAATGCCCGCTGCGTTCAACGCATCGCAAATCTTTTGCGACAACGTGTCTCGCTCTGCATCGTCGCCGGTTTTCTTGTTAAGCATCGTTGAAGCATTGACCGAAAAAATACCCATGCCGTCATATGTGATGACTATTGCACCCTTACCTTCAATCATCCGCAGGCCGCAAACTTCTCCGATAGACCATTTACCCATGATTTTACCTCTCGTTTGTCGGGCATGATTGCCCATACAGTGAGCGGATACTAGGACATGTGGCCTAGTGTGTCAATAGGCAAAACAAAACCCCCGCACTGTGAGGCGCGGGGGTTGCGTTATTGTGCGTCTCGGAGATGCCAGAGGGTACCGGACACAAACTGGATCCCCCGCGGCGGGTAGCACTCCCGCTCACCATC